ATTTCGATTCGGCTTGCGTCTTGCGGGCGTGGCATGAGGCGCACAACGCTTGCAGGTTTGATCTGACGAGACGCAGGTCGGGAGCCTGTGAGATGGGGATGATGTGATCGACGAGCGTGGCAGCAGTAACCCTGCCATCACGCAGGCAATGTCGGCACAGCGGCTCCTCCATCCGCACCATCTTCGACATGCGATGCCAAGTCGCGTCATACCCGCGCTTGTGTGATCCTTCTCTGTGATCAGGCAGTCGCAACTTGTAAGACTTGCTTACAGGTTGCCCCAAGCGCGGCGGTCTATTCGGCATGGCGATAGCCCGACTTAGTCAGCACTCGGGCTATGTCCGTTGCGGTCGAGCGCACCGCCGCCTCGTCGAGCAGCGGCAGCGCGGCATGCAGCGTCTCGTGGATGATGGTGTCGAGGCGTTGCGCTGGTGTCATCGATGCACGGATGCAGATGGTGGGCCGTCTGCCCGGTGGATGGTCGCAGGTTCCCCACGCCGTGCGACTGATCTCGCTGCTCTTGACGAACTTCACGCGCCACATGATGCCGCCGATCTTGCAGGTGAAGTCTGCCATTAGTCTGCCCTCGTGAACTCGACAGACAGACCGCCGCCTTCGTAATCACCGTCCCACTTGAGCCGCATCCACACAGCGCCCAATATCTTTGGCGGCTTGCCTGTCTCAATGTGCCAGCCTCCGTAGCCAGTGCCGTACTCGTCCTTGTATGTGCCGCACTTCACATGATGCACAGGCACGATGCGCGTGCGATAAATGCCGTTCATCGTTGTGAGCCGCTGCGATGCCAGCGTGAGCAGCCAAGAATCATGCGTGTGACCGCTGACCATGATGTCGGCATCGCTGATAAAACTTGCGATGCGGCGAGTGGCAAGAGTGCCGTGCGACATGATGCCACCCGCGCCGAGTCCGTGCGTGTAGTGCATCTTGAGGCTGAAGTGCGAGCCACCTGAGTACAGCCCGATGATGATCCAACCTGTATAACCGCCGTTAAACACAGGCACTTTGCCGCCCGCGCTGAGTCGTGCTGTTAACGCTTCCGTGAGGTCATGTGAATGGCGTTTGATTATGGCCGTCTCATGGTTGCCTCTTGAAATCAGCCCAAATGATTCGCTGTACGGCTGATAGAACTCTGCTGCTGTCTTAACCAGTCGATCAAGGTAGTGACCTTCCGTATGCTCGGGTCGTAATGCTGATGTGTCGGAGCGCGGATCCCACTTGCCCTGCATTGCGCAGAACAGATCTCCAAAGTCCAGCACGATGCCGTTGCGCTTTTTGCATTCCTTTAGATGCTTCAACTCAAGGTCTTGATCCGTGTGAGCATTATCGTGATGGCGGTCGCTGCTCAACAGAAACCACTGCGAGACATTCATGCGAGTGTCGTTGTTCTCGATGATGATGCGATGAATATTCTTTTCGTGTTGCACAACAGACCAGCGTGAGCCTGGAGTCGAGCCTTCACGCCAATGATCTTTGTCGAGCCGTTCCTTGTATTGGGTCGGTCTCTTCTTGGTTGCCATTACTTCTCCCCGATTAGGTTCAGCAACTCCCTTGCAAACTGCGGAGCGGCGCTCACGCGCATCATCACAATCCACTCGCTGTCACCGTCTTGTCTGAATACAACGACTGGCGTTTGTCCCGGCGCTGCGTCCATCTCTGCCTGCTCGACCCAATCGGTCACGGCGACACGGCAGTATCGCTTGCACTCGACATGCAGATTGCCAGTGCCCTTGAGATCAGCATCGCCAGCGTCGCCGCAGAACTGCACCGAGCGCCGTGCCTCCGTGCAGTTCCAATGTTTCGCCAACTCAGCGGCGCACTCGCGCTCGCCGACTTTTCCTTTGGTTCGTGAGTGGCTTCCCATGACTACATTTTGCCCTTTATATTTTCGCTCGCAATAGGGCTATGCATATCAGCATGGATATGCATATTAAGATTCGCTGAAATAGGTCTTGTCTCCGTCCCACCTGTATCGCCCGATGTAGACCCACTTGTTGTCAGGCATGCGACTGTAAAGCGCCTCCGAGTATTTGCCCTTGAGATGCAGAGGTACGATTTTATCGAGACAGCACCCAGCAACGACCCCGAGGCGTATGAAATTATCCGAGCGATCGGGACTGATGGTGTCCCCGCAACACGGCCCGCCAATAAGCGTGAAGTCCTCGTCGGGTTCATTTGGATCGCTTTCCACCGTCGCATTTTCTCATCGAATCGCCCGCTCGCAATAGCGGCATGATCGGGTAATGCTTCAGCAGTCGATGCGACTCCGTGCGGATAAATTTGATCTCGCCTGGCTTGCAGTGCAACAGGAAGAAAAGGAAGTCCCGCGTCTGTGCGATCGTACGCTGCTCTTCGTCTCGTGTTGTCATTGCACCCACTTGCTCTTCGGATCTTGGTTATGGCTGATCCGTGGCCTTAGCCCGAGCTCCAGCTCGCGGATGTGATCCCGCTCCGCCTCGCACTGCTTCAACCTCTGCTCCACCGACTCGAACTCCTTCAGCCTCACCTCCCAAGCCAAGATCCAAACCACCACCTCCCGTAGCCGCTGTGCATCTCGCTCCGACCCGAGCGCGGCGACTCGGACGGAGATTCTTAGGATGGTGTCGGCGTAGGTCATGAGACTAGGACTTTCGGAAGTTCCTCTTCTCTCTTTCTTTCTTCCTCCGCTCTCTCTTTAAGAGCGGGGGAAGAAGGAAGAAGAGGAACATGCCCTTCTTCCTCCCTCTGTTTTGGAGGAGGAAGAAGAGAGACGGATGAACCGTATTTCAGTTGATTTCCTGTCTTGCCGTTGCTCACAATCAGACCTTCCTCGACTGCCTCGTCGTTGATTTCTGCGAATGTGGTCTTGGAGACTGGGATCTTCTTCTTGACCCGATTGTGGATCTTGGTCAACGACTCGAAGATGCCTTGGAACATGTAATTGTGAGCCAAGTCTTCAGCCGTCAATTTAGGACCAGAGTTCCTATTCTTCAACTTCGGCTCCTTGCTTGGGTCATAATGGAACAGAGGAAAGTCAAAGCGCAGCACCTTCGGCTTGATGGGTTGCCATGACCGCACGGCCGCGTCAAGAACAAAGTGCTTGTCCTCTTCATGCTGACGCAGGACAAGATGGGTGTCCGCTGCCCGGCTGATGCTGCCTGCGCCCGCTCCGACATCCGTCACGCCCTTCTCAGATTGGTTGCCCTTGCTGGCATGGTGGATGAGAACGAAGCAGCAGTCGAGTTTCTGCGCCCATCCGTCGACCATGTTGTACACGCCCGCCATTGCGCCGTTGTCATTCTCATTGATGCCAGCGCAGATGAATCTGTAGAAGGCATCAAGAATTACCATGTCGTACTTGTTCTTCTCAATGGTGTCGAACAGCAACGGCCCGATCTTGTTGAAGTCGATCAGGTTGCCGCGCAAGTTCAGCGTGAACAGGTTGGCGAGTTCGCTTGTGTCAATCCCCATAGCAGTGCAGAGCGCGGGTAGTCGGTTGGCTGTGGTCTCGCTGTGTAGTTCATTGTCGATTAGTAGAACTCTGCTTTCAACGGTGTCATAGTCCATCCACTTGCGACCTAGTGAGGCATTAATGGCTAGATTTGAAACAAGCCAACTCTTGCCAGTCTTTGGCGGTGCAATGATGTTCATGGTTTCACCCGAACGAAGCAGACCTCTGATAATCGGTCGCCTCATTTCTTTGTGAGCATGGATCAGATCTACTGCTCGGCTAATTACCAAAGCAGAATCTGGAACTGCGGGAAGCACGCTCTCAGCATCTCCAACGCACGGCAATCTCGGCTGCTTGAATGCGTTTGCAATCTGCCTCGATAGGTCTTTAAAATCAAACTCAGACAGCCCGAGCGTCTGCGCCCGCTCCTCGATCACCTTTACTGCATCGCCCTCATCCCACGATCGAGCGGCAAGATCACATGCCACCGTGAAGACAGTCTGACGACGACCCGCAGGCATCACATATCCCTCGTTCAAGAATCGGTGCGATAGGTTGCTCATTGACTTCAGCACTGGCGGCACGACAACACTCACTCGCTCCGACTCTCCATCCGTCGGGTCAGGAAAATCTGCAAGCGAGTAGGTGTTGTCCGTGTCGACTGCGGCCACATAGCAAAGAGGTCGGTGGTCGTACTTCGTATTCACAAAGCCCGGCAAGCGCATCAGGCGCGGAGCGTCGTGAATGCACTTGTCAGAGCCGAGCCGAGCCGCGAGTGCCTTCTGATGCGCACAGTGAATATCCATGTCGAGGCACGGCTCCGACAGCCGCCACCACGCATGCACGCCGCCTCCAGTGGCAACAATCGCGGTCGGCTCAGGTATCAGTGACTCCTCTATTTTCATCTTGGCTTGCTCGATGGTCGTGCCACCGTCAAAGTCTGCGTACAAGCACCTGGCCATGTTCACATCTTTGGCAGTGCCGCCCTTCTTGTTCGCCCTCGGGTTGGCTCCGAAGTACATGTCGGTCGCGCTGCCTCCAAGTTTCGTCAGGTCGGCAATGATGTCGGGCGCGTCCTTGAGGTTCGTCCACTTCTGCACGCGCATCGCGCCGAGAGTGCGTATCTCGATGATGTCGTCCTCGGCAAAGATGTAGGGCAACAAGCGGTAGGCGTGGCTGATGACTTCAGTTTCCATAGTTCACTCCCCACGAGTAGAGGATCCACCACATCCCGATCAGCCCAATAGACAGCCCGAGATAAAACGACTCGACGCTGTCGTGCATTCGTTTGAGTTTCATGCGGCCTCGAATTCAGAAATATCACGAATAAATTGTTGCTGGATGTATGACCACCCATTTTCATTTTGGGCTAGATGTATTACATCCGAAGTATTAACCCATCCTTTTATAATAAAATTAGGTATTTCACCGCCAACAAATACCATTCGACAATTAGGCTTGTCTCTTTTTTTAATGGCATACCCATCATTAGCCCATCTAACTTCTATATCAATTCCTACATCTGGTCTAGTCGAGAAGGGATTGTCAACAACACCCGACCAATATTGACCAAAGAATTTTGCAACAGCACACTCGGCAAATGCTCCATAAATATGCTGTTTAAAGCCGTCCCTATTATTGTTTTGCGGTGGAGATTTATCAAGATTATTTCCACCCAATATGTTGTTTAACTCTCTACGAGATCCAACAACAATAACTAAATTGCATTCTTCTTTAGTTAATATAATTTCATTCATCTCGCATCCTTGCGTTAGTTAAAGCGAGCGACGGAACCCGTGGAGGATTTCCGCCGCCCGCCGTCCGGGGGTTCAGTTCAAAACGGAATATCCATGTCGTCGACTGGCACTGGGTCAGCATGCTTCGTTGTGGCCGCAGGATGCGCAGGCAAGTAATGGTCAACGATATTTGAAACCTTGCCAAGCTTGCTTGTGTACTGACTTATCTTTGCCTTGATCTCGACATCGACCAGGCTCTGCTCGTTCAGCGACCCGCCCCTTTTGACCGCGGGCAGGTTGCATGCGAGCACCACCGTGTTGATATCCCAAGGTTTGTCCACTCCGATCGTCGCAAAGATGCGTTTGTTGTTGCCTTGGAACTCCGTGTCAAGCCACAACTTTAGAGACATCCCATCCTTGTTAAACTCGTTCACCTTGTACTTGTCTGCGGCGAACTCTGCCTTGGTGATCGTGAATGTGTAGACACCATTCGGCAGAATGATCTCCTCGAACTTGCGGTCGGTCTTCAAATCTTGCG